GTCTTACGCGACCTAGGTTTAGGTGGTTGTGTTTCTTTTTTAGGTTTAATTTCTATGAGATACGTCTTTTTATTATCCATTTGAATTAATAAATCAACATAATATCTATGAAGTTTCTTATCGACAGATGATACATAAGGTACAACAACTTCTTCTGAGTTCCAGAGTTTTACTTTTGGATTGTTTTCACACCATCGAAATGTATTACGTTCCCATAAAGAACGATATATTACTTTTTTAGCGTCACCAGCATACTTATCTGGGTTTTTAATTGTATATCTACCTTTGTAACTCATATAAATAACCAATATAGTTTTATTTATTTATACAGGAAAAAAGAATGAGTTTAATAACATTTCCACAAGAATTAGGAAAATATGCTAAAGAAGGCCATGCACACATGCGTTTTTCAATTAATGAACTTATTGGAAATACCAGAGAAGAGGTATATGTAATACACACTTATATGCCAATTGGCGTTGCAGTAGGTGATGGACAAAGTTATACTAATTTAGAAACAGGTATTACAGGTAAAGGTTTTGATATTATTGCAGGTAAAGTAGGATTAGGTGGCCAAGGTGCAGCAAATTTTACACAGCAAGATCTATTAGTTGGAGGATCTGAAACACTAGGCAAATTTGGATCTGAAATAGATAGTTTAACAAGTGGCTTTTTTAATACTGAAACGACAAGAAGATTAGGATTGTTATCACAAGGCGTTGCATTAAATCCTAATACAGTAGTAGCATACGAAGGTCCACAAATAAGAACATTTCAGTTTAACTTTAAATTAATTGCTGAGTCAGCAAAAGAACAAATAATTGCAAAAGACATAGTTGATCTTTTTCGTACATATATGTATCCCGAAGAATTAGGAGAATTAGCTTTACAATATCCAGCATTATTTAAAATTAGTTTTTATAATGGAGAAGATTTAAATTTACATATGCCAAAAATTGCACCATGCTTTTTACAAACTATGAATACTAATTATAATCCAACAGGAAATACTTATCATGTAGATGGAGCTCCAGTCGAAATTGATTTAGAATTACAATTTACTGAAACAGAAGTACTTACTAGAAATGATTTATACGGTGATGGATTTGAAGGTAAAGATCCTAGAAAGAATTTATCAGCAGAAGCAAACGAGGAGCTTAATAATGAAATTCAAAACGATGGTTCAATTGCAGCTCAAGCTGAAACTGAAGGAGGTAATGGATAATGGCATTTTTTAAACAGTTTCCAAAAGTAGAATATGACTTTAATCGTATGGGCATTAAGCAAAATATGATTGATTTATTTAGATCTGTTAGACCATTACCTACATTTTTAGATAATTATTCTGCGTATAAGTTTTATGAAATTAAAAATGGAGAAAGACCTGATATTGTATCAAAAAGATTATATGGCATATCCGATTTTTATTGGACATTTTTTGCTATTAACGATTTTCTTCATGATGGAATGAGAGCATGGCCAATGAGTCAAGAAGATTTAGATGCATATCTCAATAAAGAATATGAAGGATATGTTATTGAAACACATCCAGAAATAGTTAGAACTGGCGATAATATTATAACAGATTTTAAAAATAGTATTGCTGGTCGATTTAAACTTGGAGAAGAAATACGAGGAGCAACTTCTGGTGCAACTGGTACACTGACTAAAAAGAATATTGATATGAATCAATTAATTATTCAAAACGTTACTGGTGCATTTATTGGAGATCCGGATGCAATACCTAATACAACTGAATTAATTGTTGGACAAACATCTGAGGACAGTGTCTCTACATATCAAGTATGGAAATTTGCAGATGCTCCTTATTATTACTATGATGAAAATGATGGAGATAAAAAACCAGTATCAAGTGCATCGCATTTCTCTGATGATTCAACTGGTGGAGTAGCAAGAAGTGACCTCGCATATCAAACATATCGTGATCATGAATTCCATTTAAATGAAGAAAGATCTAAAATACGATATGTTGATCCTAATTATATCGCACAATTTGTAGATAATTTTAAAAGTGCAATAAATGAGTAACTATAATTTACACACACCAAATACTTCTAAAGCGACTGGTTATAAACTAAATGCAGTTGATTTATATACTAATTTAAATAGTGAATCACAATATATACAATTAAGAAATAGTGTTACAAATATTGTAATTAAAGAAAGTTTATTTACTAATGGAATTACAGCGGATATTGGAATCAGCGATGGCCAAAGTATTTTAGAAGCATTTAAGTTAGGTGGAAATGAAAAAATAATATTGCATATTTCTAGAAGTGAAGTCACTGGAGAAACAAAAGAATATAAAATTACGTTATATGTCGCCGAAATTAATAACTATTCAAGAACTAAAATTGGTGTACAAAATTATAATTTAAAATGTGTTTCCGAATATTTATATGCAAATCAATTAATTACCCTTACCCGTTCCTTTGAAGGTTCTTATGGTAATATTATAAAAGATATATGTAAAACAAATCTTAAAATATCAAACGATAAATTAGACATTAGTACTTCTACTGGAGTTGCAAAAGGAATCTTTCCAAGAATTAAACCACTTAGTGCAATACAATGGTTATTACAAAATTGTGTAGATGATGGTACTCCTTTCTTTTTTTATGAAACAATACAGGGTAAAGTAAAATTAAAATCATATAAAGAATTATTAGATCAAGGTGTATATGCAAAATATAACAATCATCCATTTACTAAAAAGAGTTTAGCAAAAACAGATAAACCAGTAGATGCTTTTAATGAAGAGCTTAGAAAAATACGGAGTTTATCTTCAGATTTAAATATATCAAAATACAAATCAGCATCTGAAGGTGTATTTGGTTCTCAATCATTAAATATTGATATTGCAACAAAAACAAAGCCAACTGTTGAGTATACATTTATTGATGAAGAAAAGAAAAAATTAAATCCATTTAAATCATTTTCAAATAATTTAAAATTTTTAGATCGCCCTATTACAGATCATAAAAAAGGAAAAAATTATTTTATTTCTAAAAATAGTTTAGCTTATGGAGATAATCTAAAAAATTATCATAATGATTTTGGTCAAAATAACTTAGAGTCATCAAGTAGATTATATAATTTAAATGCATTAACTAAAGATATTACGGTTGCAGGAGATTTTGATTTAGAATTAGGATCAATTATAGATTTATATATTATAAGAGCTGGTGCACAAGGTAAAGAAATACCAAAAGACTTATATCTATCTGGTAATTATTTAGTCACAGGAAAGATTCATACATTTACAAAAGAAGGTTATTTTATTAAATTAAAAATTAAAAAAGATTCTTTTATTGAAAGTGCAGATGACATATTAAAAATAACAAGGAATAATAATGAGAGCTGATATGTATATAGGCGGTGAATTTGTTTGGTTTACAGGACAAATTGAAGATATTAATGATCCTAAAAAAATAAATCGCGTAAAGGTACGATGCTTTGGATTTTATGATGATTCTGTTAGTGTTGATAACTTACCTTGGGCCACTGTTATTATGCCAACAACATCTGCATCATACAAAGGTGTAGGATCAAATCATGAATTAGTGGTAGGTTCGTGGGTTGTTGGATTTTTTAGAGATGGGCCAAGTGCACAGGATCCAATTATTATAGGTTCAATTGCAACACAAACAGAAGGTATTACAGATATACCTACAGAGACACAAGATAATTATCCTACAAATAAAGTACATAAAACAGAGGGCGGTCATATTATTGAATATGATAACACTGATGGTGCAAAGAGAATTAATATTCAACATGCCTCTGGTACAACAATTAATATTAACAATGATGGAACAGTAGAGATTAATGCAATAAATGATATTGTCAATATTGATGGTAATACAACAATCACTGGTACATTACATGTTACTGGTGCACAAACAAATGATAGTACAATCATTGCTCAAGATAGTATTACAGGTAAAAATGTAACTCTTGATACTCACTTACATACAGGTTCACCAACCGCTGCATCAGGTCCCGTATCAGATACTGGAACACCTAAAAGCGGTACATAAAGTATATAAATAGTTATATGGCAAGTTTAATTCAATCAGATAAATCAATTACAGGAGATATATCTAAGGCAAAGGTTGTTTCAAAAAAGAAGCCTTGGAGAGATTTAGATTTATCATTAAAAATACATCCAATACGAAAGGATATTATACCTTTAAAAGATGATGTAGCAATTAAGAATGCTGTAAAGAATTTATTAATAAGTAATTTTTATGATCGTCCATTTGCTCCAGATAAGGGTGCAAACTTAAAAGGTTTACTTTTTGAACCAAATGATCCAATTACACGAATTTCTATGAGAGAACAAATTCGTGCAGTGATAAAAAAATATGAACCTCGTGTTGCTGTTCAAAAAATTGATATTAGCGATACAAATAATGAAAATGGTTATAGAATTGTAGTATCATTTCGTATAAAAGAATATGATTCAAATGAATCAGTTGAAATAATATTAAGAAGGTTAAGATAAAAAATGGCAAGTAATTTAAAAGTAACAGAATTAGATTTTGCAGATATAAAACAAAATTTAAAAAATTATCTCAGACAACAATCACAGTTTAATGACTATGATTTTGAAGGTTCAGGATTAAGTGTTTTATTAGATGTATTAGCTTATAATACTCATTATAATGCAATGAATGCTCACTATTCATTAAATGAATCATTCCTTGACTCAGCTCAAATTAGAGGTAATGTAGTCACAAGAGCAAAACTTCTTGGATATGTTCCTAGATCAGTACTTTCACCAAGAGC